CCGCCATAGGCGCAATTCTTTTAATCAAAAACGCTATCGAGGATGCTCGTACCAAGCGGATTGAAGAAGCTGCGTCTACAATCGCAAGCACAGAAGCGACCATTGAAAATGCAGATGCAGTGAAGGCTGCATATATTGAGTACGAGAAGTACGCAAATCGCACAGACCTTACTGAAAGCGAAGAAGCGTCCTTTAAGACCGCCCTTGACAAGGTAACCAGTGCTCTTGGAGATAAAGCTGTTGCGTTGGAGGGTTTGACGCAGGGCACCAAAGATTATACCGAGGCATTAGATGGTGCCATTAAGAAAGAACTTGAAGAGGCTCAACTTGCAGCAAAAGAAAAACGTGTGGCTGCTGAGAAGAAACTTCAAAGTGAAACTTGGTCTGGTTGGGATGGTTCCAAAATTTCTTATAACATCCAAGATGCGTGGACGGATGAGGAATATGTTAAAGCAAAAGAAGCTGCGCAGAAGATTGCCAGTGACTATTTGCGTGAAAAGGTTTCGTCTGTTGGTCATGGTTTAGCTGCAACAGAGTTGGTGTTAGAACCGGTTGATTGGAATGTTGACCATTCTAACATGGATGCCGTTGTTGACTACTATTATACGCTGCTTGACCTCAAGGCAGAGTTGCTCCGGCAAGACTTAACTGGCAATGAAATCTATGATGCAGTAATTGAAAAGACTGGATTGCTCAAAGATTCTGTTGATACATATGTCCAATCCATCTATGACGAGACATCAGCGACCTACGTTCTTCAGAATGGTATCCCGACAACGGTTGAAGAGCTTGAAAAGTTTAGAACATATCTTAATCAAACGATTGGCGATATGTTTAACTTTGACGATGGAAGCGATTCGTTGTCCGACCTTATCAATGGTTGGCTCTCGGATAGTGGTTTCTCTGACCTCTTAGCGCAAGCGGCAGAAACCGCTGCATCGGAAGACCCATTTACTCCATATACAGCAAAGCTCGAAAAATTAACTGACACAGTATCAACACTAAAAGCCGCCTATGACGCATTAGATGCAGCTCAGGCAGATATGGCTACTGGTGCAGGTTTGTCAACTGACACTATTGAGGCACTTGCCTCTGCCAACGATGACTACCTCAGCTATCTGTATGAGGAAAACGGTGTTATTAAACTTAACACTGAGGCTTGGATGGAAAACGCCAATGCCAAGATGCAAGAACAGATGGCTGAAATTGAGAAGGAGACTGAATCCCTCAAGGAGCAAAACGCTGCCCTTGAAGAGAAGAATCGCCTTCTTGACGAACAGGCAAAGAGCGGCGAAGATTACTATGACCAGTACGGCAGCGATGGTGGTGCTGGTACGGAGCGGCTAAATGCTGCTCGTGAATACCGTGCGGAAATCGAAGAGAATAACCGTGTAATCGAAGAGAACAACCTGAAGATTGCCGAAAACCAAGGAAAGCTTGCGATTTATAGCAGCTTGTATGGCAGCATTACTGGTGACCTCGATGCTTACACGAGTGCGCTGAACAACTTCTCTCGGATTTCTAACACAATCAACTCCGTTTCTGACTCTTTCCAAACTCTCGCTAATTTGCAGAATCAGGTTGCTGACGGCTTCACAATGTCTTTGGACAAGGCACTTGAGTTTGCGTCTGTATATCCTGAAATTCTGAACAATGCTACCGTCGCGGCAGACGGACAGCTCACGTTAAACGCAGATGTCGTCAACTCGTTCATTGCTGGCAAAAAGGCTGAACTGGATGCTCAGATTGACAGTCAGATTACGCAGCTCGAAGCGGATAAGGCTGTCCTGACAGCAAAGATGGAAAGTGCGCAAGCACAACTTGAGCTTGCCAAAAACGTAGGCGATGGCGAAGGTCAGATTGCCAAAGAGGTAGCAGAGTATCGAATCAATACTGGTAACGCTTTGACGGCAGCGCTTATTGAAATGGGCGTTGAGGAGTCAAAAGCGTATGCTCTTGCTGCTGCGGCTATGGCTGGTAATGAAGAAGAATTTGCCCGCGTTGCAAAAGAGTGTTTTGAGAACATGGATGACAATGCTGCAAAAGCAGCATATAACATGGCACACTCCATTTTTGTTAACGCCAGCAATTCTTGCAATAGCATTTCTGAAATTGCTGCGCAGGCGCATGAAACAGCGCAGGCTATTGCTGCTATGGGAAGCGGTGAAGTCGCTGGCAGCAGCTCCAGTATCTTCGGTGGAACAGACGGAACCCAAACAGGCGGTCTCAGTCTTGACCTGTACAAAGGCAATTTCAAGGGGACGGATTATAACTATGAAGCAACGTCTGTTAGCTTGGACGATTATGTGTCACAGCTTGAATTAGATATTTCCTCCTATGAAAAAGCAATTGCTCAAATTGACGGTCAGATTGCTGCGCTCCAAGCGCTGAAAAATGCCCCGCTCAAGAGCTTTGAAAGCAGCTCAGGCAGCAGTGGTAGCGGTGGTTCCAGCAAAGAGGTCGAAGAATATCTTGCTGACATTGACGAGTATTACGAAGCAATGAAGCGACTGGAGTCTATCCAGCAGCGTCTTGCCAAGTTACAGTCTCAGATTGAGTATGCAGATACAGAAGAAGAGAAGATTGCGCTCACAAAGCAACTTGTCAATGTCTATAATGATGAAGCGGATGCGCTTGAAAATCTGAACAGCCTTCGTAGTGAAACCATTGCCAACGGCAAGGCAGAACTCGAAGCCCTTGGATTCAGTGTAAGCTATGACGCTACGACCAACGAGTTCATGGTTCATAACATGGAGCACCTTAACGAGCTTTATGGTGCTACTCAGGAAGAGACTAACGAACTCAGGAAGAAAACCGAAGAGCTCATCGATACGATGGAGTCTCTCAATGACTCAAACCAAGAGGGAGCTTCCTCTCTCCGCACGTTAAAGGCTGACATCAAATCTGCAAAGCAATCTATTATTGATTACTTAAAGCAGATTGTTACTGCTGCAAGCGATGTTGTCGATGCATACCAAAATGTGTATGAGACGCTCCATAATGCAGCCGATGAATATGCCGCAAACGGATATATCACGATTGATACCCTGCAGTCTATTATCGAACTGGGTGCGCAGTATATGCAATACCTCATGGATGAAAACGGGTTGCTGGTTATCAACGAAGAAAACATCAATAAGGTGCTTGCTGCAAAGACGCAAGAATTGGCTCTCAATCAGGCTATGACCTACGTCGAGCGTCTCCGTCTTGCGTTGCAGGAGAACTCCATTGAAGACCTGAACAACCTTCTGTACGCCACTACAGAGGCTACGAACGCCACTTGGGGGTTGGTGTACGCCAACCTCGCCTTGCTTGGACTGGACGACGACCAATATCAAGCTGCGCTCCATAACATCAATGCAATTCGTTCTTTGGCTGATAGTGCCGTTAGTGGTATCGGTCAAACTGCCGGTAAAACGGCAGAGGAACTAAACAACATGAAAGATGGTCTCGATGACATCTTGAAGTATGTTATGGATATGCTCAAGCAACGTATCAACGACCAGATTGATGCGCTTGAGGATATGAAAGATGCCTACGCTGACATTATTTCTTTGCGCAAAGAAGCTTTGGAGGCTGCAAAGTCGGAAGCAGATTATCAAGACAAGGTAGCAGAGAAGGTTAAGGCGCTCGCTAAATTGCAGGCTCGTATCAATGCACTCTCCTTAGATGACAGCCGCGATGCACAGGCGCAAAAGGCAAAGCTCGAAGAGGAAATGTCTCAACTCCAGAAAGAGCTTGCTGACACCCAGTCAGATTATGCGGTAGATGCTCAGAAAAGCGCACTTGACAATATGCAGAAAGCGTATGAGGAGCAGAAAAACGCAGAAATCAAAGTGCTTGAGGACAGCATCTCTTCTTATCAGAAGCTGTATGATATGGCTATTGCATATATCCAGTCAAACTGGGGCTCATTATATGATGAGTTAATTGCTTGGAACTATCAATACGGCGATGAACTGAGCAGCACTATCACGACAGCTTGGGAAAACGCTTTAGCTGCCGCACAGAGATATGGAAGCTACGTCAATGCGTTGAATAGCATTGGCGCTGATATCGATGCTGCAAATGGTGCTGGTTCAAATTACATTGTTGGTGAAACGACATATGACAACAGTTCCTCCAATGAGGAAATGATTCATGCTATCATCAAGGAGATGTATGCGAATAGCCAAGCGCACCATACTGCCAGTAAGGAAGAGAAAGCGCGGCTCGACAAGCGCAATCTGACCCTTGGCGCAATGCTCGGTCAGTACGGCGTAAATGCTTACCGCCAAAACGGAACGTGGTATGTGGATGGTGGTGCACTTCTTTATGAGAAGTATCGTAAGTACATTTACCACACTGGTGGTATTGCAGGCGACCAACCGACTCTAAAGCAAAATGAGATTCTCGCCGTCCTCGAAAAGGGTGAGGCGGTTCTCGATGCGAAGAAAGAAGCCGGTCTCTATCGCATTATTGATTTCACTACCGCACTGTCGGACAAGCTTAGCAAGTTGCTCACCCTTACGGATATGAGCCGTATGTTCGGTCAGATGCAAGGTGATGTTACGAAGGCTGCTTCTGCTTTCGCTCCAATCAATAGCACGCAGGCACCCAGCGTATCCTTTGGCGATGTTATCATTTATGGAGCAAATGAAGAAACGGTTGAGAAACATCGTGAAATCAATCGGCAGTTCACCAATGATGTCATCAAACAACTGAATATAAAACGTTAACGGCGCGGAGGGAGCTTCTGTCTCCCTCCCACTGATATTTTATGAAAGGAGATGGATGCGGTAAACCATGTTTAACTGTTATGAGTTTACTTTTGACGGAGAGTCCTCTGCGATGTATGGGCTTATGGTCTATGACATTGGTGGCAGAGGTCAAAGTGATGTGAGCTTTGGTAACAAAGCATCCATCGTCGAAACGAGAACAAACAATCGGATTCAGCCAATTTACTTTGGGACGAATTACCACAGCAAGCCACTTGAATTCAAGTTGGTTTTT